CTGGCATCGTGCGCGGCGAAAGACATCACCGTGAACTTCACCAGAGCGGGAAGCGTAGGGGCGAAGCTGAACGAGGTAGTCTTGTTCTACAACGCGGGCATCCAGTCGGTAAACAAGCTGATGCGTTCGCTTGGAGTCATTGACGTAATGCCGTGGCAGAAAGAATCGACGCGAGCGGCAAACGCAAAACGCACACTTATGCGTGGCTCAATGTTGACCGTGGCGGCGATCGCAGCCTACGCGATGAACAAAGACGAAGAGTGGTGGGAGGAACTGCCTGAGTACGAGAAGTGGAACTATCTGCACTTCGGGCTTGGTGGCGATCGTATTGCACGCATCCCGCTACCGTTCGAGGCGGGTGCTTTGTTCGCGTCCCTGCCGGTGGCAGCCATTGACGGCAACTTTGGTGAAGCACTCGGGGAAGCGACCCGCAACGCCTCTCCGATCTCGTTCCACGGTGACAACATTCAGGAGCGGTTCCATTCCGTTATGCGTAACCTGGCTGGAGTGGCTCCCCTGGCGGATGTTATTGCCAACAAGGACTGGAAAGGCGATTACATTGTCAACCCGAACACGGAGCGGTACCGCGAGAAGAAAGACCAGTACACTCCGTACACCACGGAGATCGCCAAGATGATCGGCGAGCACTTCCCAGGCCAGGCATCACCCGCACGCATCGACCACTTGTTGACCGGCTACACAGGCGGACTCTACTTGCGAGTGATGCGATTGCTGGAGCCGAAGACCTACACGGAGATCGGCGAAGGTGGTGACCTGTCTAATATCCCGGTGGCCGGTACGCTGTTCCTGCGGCAGAACCAGTCGCGGGTGACGTCAGAGTTCTACGACTCACTGGAAGAATTGCGACGTAAAAAAGGCAGTGGTACCGCAAACCTGGAGCAGATTGGACGCCTGGTAGCGGGTGAAAAACTGGAGCGGGAATTGACCGAGGACTGGGCATCAAGGCGTAACGCAACCAGCAGAACGGAGTCATCGCAGAAGATGGGCGAGATCCTTGAGAAGATCCGCCAGCATCAAAAGCGAACCGACTTCGAGCAGATCGGCGGGCAGTCAGTATTAATGAAGGCCACAGCCGAAAGTGCCGAAGAAGATGACAAGGAGATGGCTCGCAAGCTGCTCCACGGTCGCACCGACCTGGATGATTTACTGCGCGACGGAGCCAAATCTAGGGGGTACAAAACGCGGAAACGTACCAGTACGCTCAAATTAACCCCCTTTGGCGAAAGGGCGGCAAGGATGCGAAAACTTGGCATTTAGGCGCATTGTCTCGCATTCCCCAGCCCCCCGCCCCAGAAAGGCGGGGTTTTTTTATGGAAAGCTGGTATTGACACCAGTTTACTAGGACCGGAGAATGGGCGATGCGTTTGTTTCCCGTTTCCCTTCAAGGAGATAGTCATGGCAAAGGAGAGTAAGCCGCCGCCGGACAACGGCAGTCTACGGACGGTGGAAGTTTCACAGGAGGCTGCCGCGATGTTGGACCGCATGAAGGATCGGACCAAGATCCCGAAGCGGTATCTCGTGGAGGAAGCCATCCTTCAATACCTGCCCAAAAAGTATGGAGGCAAAAAGGCTCATGCCTGAACCAGTCCAGATCAACACGCTGGAGATCGAGAACGTCAAACGGATCAAGGCGGTCAAGATCGAATGCGACGGTCAAGCACTCACGGTTGTCGGTGGTCGCAACGGCCAAGGCAAGACGAGTGTTCTGGATGCGATCGCTTACGCCCTTGGCGGCGAACGCTATCGTCCGTCGAATCTGAAACGCGAGGGCTCCCTCGCTCACCCTCAGATCAAGGTCACGCTGAACAATGGCCTGATCGTCGAACGCAAGGGAAAGAACGCCACGCTCAAGGTCACGGACCCGCAGGGCCGGACCGGCGGACAGAAGTTGCTCAATGAGTTCGTATCGCAGTTCGCGTTAAATCTCCCCAAGTTCATCAACTCGTCACCCAAGGAGAAAGCAAACACGCTGCTCCAGGTGATTGGTATTGGCGAAGAGTTGGCTGTGCTCGAAGCGGAAGAGGAGCGGATCTATAACGAACGGCTCGCGTTCGGTCGGATCGCCGATCAGAAGCAGAAGCACGCCGACGAGTTGGAAGAGTATCCCGATGCTCCCGATACCCCAGTGTCGGCGAGTGAACTGATCCAAGAGCAACAGGCAATACTGGCGAAAAATGGCGAGAACCAACGCATACGTGATAGTGCTGCTCAGCTTTCGCGTGATCGGGATGCGAGGCTGCAAGACGTTTCACGACTCACCAAGGAGTTGGCCGACGCCGAACAAGCGTTGCAAAAGGTCAACTCTGATCTTGCCACAGCTAGTAAGTCGGCCGAGCAACTTCAGGACGAAAGCACGGCCGAGATCGAAACGAAACTCGAAGAGATCGACGCCATAAACGTCCGCGTCCGTGCGAACATGGACAAGGCGAAGGCAAACGAAGACGCGGCTGCTCACAAAGCCCAATACGATGAGATGACCGCGAAGTTAGAGGACGTGCGGGCGAAGAAGACCGCACTCCTTGACGGTGTTGAGTTGCCCCTGCCTGGCTTGGCAGTGGCGAAAGGCGAACTTCTGTTCAATGGGCAACCGTGGGATTGCATGGCAGGCAGTGACCAGCTGCGAGCGGCTACCGCGATCGTCCGCCGACTGAACGATGCTTGTGGCTTCGTTTTGATCGACAAGCTGGAACAGATGGACGTCAAGACTCTGGCAGAGTTCGGCGACTGGTTGACCGAGCAAGGGCTCCAGGCCATCGCCACTCGCGTGTCCGATAACGGTGATGAGTGCTCCATTATCATCGAGGACGGTTTCAGCGTTACGGACGAAGGAGCGAAGAACTTTACCGTTGGTGAATTTTAGAAAGGATCAACACAACCATGCAGATCAGTAAAGGACAGGTCTCGCGACCGCAGAGGGTAGTCAACTACGGTCCCGAAGGGGTCGGCAAGTCTACCTTCGCCAGTCACTTCCCCAACCCCGTCTTTATTGACGTGGAACAGGGGACGTCGCATCTTGACGTGGCACGGACACCCACGCCTAACTCGTTCCAGATACTCAAGCAGTACGTGGCGGAACTGCGTGCAGACGCCCAGGGATTCCAGACGCTCGTGATTGATACGGCGGACTGGGCCGAGCGGCTGTGCATCCAGGATGTTTGCGCCTCCAACAACCTGTCTGCGATCGGTGGGCAGGATGATTTCGGGCACAGCTACAACCTCCTGGAAACCGCTTGGGCAAAGTTCCTGGATAGCCTGACCGACTTGAGCCAGACCCAGAACATGAACGTCGTTCTCCTGGCCCACGCGCAGATGCGGAAGTTCGAGCTTCCCGAGGAAGCTGGGGCGTTCGATCGCTGGGAATTGAAGTTGCAGAAAAAGACGTCTGCACTTCTCAAGGAGTGGCCTGACATGCTTCTCTTCGCCACGTACAAGACGATGGTGGTGGAGATCAAGAAGACGAAGAAGGCCCAGGGTGGTCAACGTGTGTTGCGAACGACGCACCATCCATGCTGGGACGCGAAGAACCGTGCGGGTCTTGCCGACGAGTTGCCTTACGAGTTCAAGGCGATCGCTCACGCATTCCCCCAGTTCGCCCCACAACAGCCCACGGCTGCCCCTGCCGCTCCACAACAGCAGGCGCCCCAGGCACCGGCTCAGCCGCCGGCAGCGGAGTCACAGGCCCCTGCCCAACCGGCTCCCGAGCAGCCAATTACTCAGCCAGGGCTCCCCACCGACCTGGCTCAACTGATGGCGGCGAATAACGTCACGGAAGCCGAAATTCGCAAGGTGGTGGCGACGAAGGGGTACTATCCCGAGGAAACGCCTATCACGAACTACGCTCCCGAATTCATCGCGGGCGTACTGGTGGCGGCATGGGACAAGGTTCACGCAGCAATTACTTCAGCACGAGGTTAACACACTCACATGGATGACAATCGAGAATACGGCTGGGACGAAACCATTGTGAATCCAGACGAAGGCGACCTCGTTCTGTTTCCCGATGGGATTTATCCCTTTGAGGTCAAGTATTACGAACGCGGTCGCCATACTGGTAGTGCCAAGCTGCCGCCATGCAACATGGCAACCGTGTTCATCGAGTTCGACGGCGGTCCGCAACTCGGAGTGACGACCGTCAAGCATAGGCTGTTTCTGCACAGCAAAACGACCGGGCTGCTTGCCCAGTTCTTCCGCGGCATTGGCTTACGTAAGCATGGCGATCCGTTGGTGATGAACTGGAATG